ATCACCATTCGCAGTTTTTATCTCTACGTTTTCTCCTACTCCGCCCCCGCCTGAGCCATTACCACCACCATTACCACCAGAGCTACCGTTACCATTTCCATTACCATTCCCACCGTTCCCATTTCCGTTAGAACTTCCGTTAGATTTGCCATTACCATTTTTTTCGTCTTCTCTCCTGAGATAACCACCATAACTAACCCGATATCCCATTGGAATCTTCTTACACTTCTTATCAGTGTTGCAGTAATAGTAGCCTTGTTTACATTTCTTCATATTATTTATCTTCTTTAGACTCGTTATTATTTAGAAAACCCTTTTTAAGCATCTTTGATAACTCAGATGTTGATCCTACAAATAAAGCATTATTAGTGACACTATTTGGACTTTTGGGTGAATCTTCATCTAATTCTTTAACTTTTTTCTGTAAGTCAACTAACTTATCAGTTGTATCTGCAACTGACTTAATTAATTGTCCTGCAACTTCATATGCTCTTGGACTTGCACTTTCACCAGCAAGTTCCATTATACCATTAATTGCTTCTTGTCCTTTTTCAATTAATGAATATAATTGACCTCTTGTATATGAATAATCCTTTTCAACATCTTCAACTTTCTGCAACTGACCCTTATCAACAGGAGTTGCATCTACATTTACTATTTCGTTTTCAGAGTTTTGATTATTCATGATTATACATCTTTTTGTTGTGTAGGACTATATGTCTTACCATCAGAGAAGAATGAAGAAGTTTCACTAAATCCAAAGTCATCATCTGGACCTGCAGTTGTAGGATCTGGTTCAACAGTGTACCTCATTTCACGTTTTGCAGTTCTTGTATTCGTATCGGCAGCAATATCAACTTGAACCTTCTTGATGATACCTGATGAGGATGATGGTACAGGACCGAACAAGTAAGTTTTTGCTGTAAATCCCAATGTATATATTAATGCCCTTCTTGTTGCAAAATCTCCCTCATAATCATCTTGAAAATTCATTGAGTCTAGTACTATCGGTATATCTCTTTTTTCACCAATTGAACTTACCAGATCAATAGTCAAATTAAAAGATGGTTGAAAATAAGGTAATATCTGCTCTACAATCTGTAATGCATCATCATTTAATTTAGTTAAAATATTTAATTCAAATCCTATATTATATGGAACTGGCATAAAAACTTTTTTTAATTTACTACCATCAGATGCCTTAAATGATTGTGTGACTCCAAGTTTTCTTGCAGAATCATATTGTATTGATGTCATCTCAAATGACATTCTTGGTAATGTTGTTGCAATTGGTTTATTTAAATCTGCTTGTTGCTCCAATCTTGCAAGAAATTTTTGAGAAGGTCCGTATGCTAATGGAACTTTTAATTCACTATAGGTGCTACCATCAGAACCATCATGTCGAATGTTTATATCATTAAACAAAGTTCCGAACGATATTATCGTCTTTCTTATGATTTCATGATAGTAGTATGTTCCTAACATTAAAATGTACCGAATGGATTACCTTCTGAAAAATCGATTATTTCGTCTGCTGCGGTCTCAATTTCAGTTGCCTTATCATATTTATCATTAAATCCATCAGATATAATCCTATCAACTGTATAACGAGCACCTGAATCGGTTCCGATTCCAATATCACCAGGTATAAAGTCTTTGTTTGTAGTCCCAAGATTGAGTATACCGTCATCCGAATCCCATTTCTTAACTCTTCCTTTTGCACCAGATCTAGAACCAATAACCAACTCACCTTGTGTGTATGTTCCAATACCTGAAATTAGTGATGGTGCAGAGACTGTTGCATCTGCAGTTCCAACTGTATAACCAATACCAGCATCTGATATCAAAACTCTACTTAATTTATTATTAGCATCATCAAGTTGAATAATTCCAGTTGCAGTTCCAACACCTGAAATTGGTGTATCAAACGTAATATTTGGTATGGTTACATAACCAGATCCTTCATTAGAAATTGTGACAGATCCAATTCCTAGAGAATCAGTGACTAGAATAGAAGTTGCAGCAGCACCAACACCATATGATGTTGATCCGATACCAGATATTGTTGCAGTAGAACTTTGAATTGTGATAGTAGGAGCAACCGTATATCCTAATCCTGGATTTATGAGTAGTATTTCCTTGACTGAGAATGTATCTCCAACGGATGTTGTAATTGCAACTGCTGATGCGTCTACTCCACCTGCAGGTGCTGTAGTGATTGCAACAGTTGGTACTTTAGTATATCCAAATCCATCATTTGTAAGCACAATTTGTCTCACATAACCTGATGTGGTGGTAATACCTAATACTGCTGTTGATCCTGAGGATACCATTCCTAAACTTGTGATATAACCAAAGTCTGTCATTTCATCTTCAATATCTTGTGTGAGTGTCTCTACTGCATCACCTGCTATGTTATCTAATTCGTCTTCAAGTTCAAATAGTTCACACTTTAATTGATAAACATAATTTTTACCTAGTTGATAGAATGGTTGTTCATGCTCTACAAATTTTATCTCAAATACTCTTTGTCCTAATGGAAAAAATATTAAATCTCCTTCGCAAGGTCTTGTTGCAATTTCTCTTTCACTCTCCGGCATATCTGCCAAGAATGAACTTATAAAATCTTCAAATCTTTCTTTTGATATTGTTACTGTTAATTCATCTTTTAAACTCATGCCAAATTTGGTCATAATATCGCCAGCACCAGTATAACCTTCGTAAGTGTTAATATATGCTTCTATTGCAAAATTATCATTAAAGGTTGATGATTGTACCTCTGTTAATATTTCATCCTTTGATAAAATTGATCTTGGTAAGTATATAACATCAACACCATAAATTTGCAACTGTTCATTGATTAAACTCTGAACTAATCGTTGCTCACTTTGTGATCCTTGTAGAAAAAAGGGATTTAATGCCATGTGTCATTAACCAATAAAATCAAGAGGAGGTGTCTCATATTCAAGTTGCATTCTTTGACGCACATTATCTAAATCTCTTTCACCATCTTCATATATTTCTCTCCCATTTAATTCAATACCACCCGCTAATTTAACTCCTCTAAATTTCATTAAATTTTGTCCCCACTGTCTTTTGATAAGTGCTGTTAGATATAATTTTAAGAAACTATCATTATACACGCTAGTAAAGGTATTTGGATCTAAAATTCTCTGACAATCAATCACAATAAAATCATCAACTGCGATTGCAGTGTAATCCATATCTAAGTATAAACGATTTTGTCTTTTATTAAATCTGACTTGCTTGTCTGGTGTTAATAAGAAATCAATATCTTCAAGATATGTTTTTGTCATAGAGTATTGTAGTAGATCAAGAGAATTAAACCTATACAAATCATTTAAAAACAATTGATACTTTATACTAAACATGCCACCAGATATTGTGCTACTATCAAATTTAAATATTTTTTCAATTCCTATAACTGAATCTGGAACTTGTATAAAGTTTGAATTTTCATAAAAATTATTTGTCATGTTAGCCATGCCACTAACAGTTGTTGATATTCCCGAAGTGGTTACAATCCCCACACCTGATGTTCCGTTTGCTTTTCCTCTATCAATATCATCCTGTGTAAATTTATATTTTAAATACATTCTCTCAACACCATCAAAATGACGCTCATTGAAGATTTGAAGAGCATCATCAACTAAGTCATCTATTTGATCATCATCAACATTTATTTCTAATACAGGAGCACCTAATCTCCTTAAAGAATAATTTATTAATTCTTGTCTACTACTTGGTTTTGCCATCAGAACGAGCCTCCATCGATCAATCCTGCAGTTAATGTTCCAGTGATGTCTGCAGTGCCACCTACAGTAAAGTTATTGGTAACATTGGATGTTGCTGCGGTTAATATACCAGTAATGTTTCCATTTCTAGCATTGAATTCGTCAAATCTTAAATCATCTCCAACATATAAATCGCCACCAACAAACAAATCATTGAATGTTGTAACAATACCTGTGAATGATGAAACACCCGCAATATTTAGTTGTTTAGAGAAAAACGTTTGACCACTAACTGTGGTAATCCCAGTAAATGTAGATACACCTGCAACAGTTAAACCTTTTTGAAACTCAGATACACCAAAGAATGTAGAGACACCAGTCATTCCGGCAGCTTCACCAACTGAAAGTTGTGAAACCGAGGCGATACCACCAATTACATTAGTCGCATTTTCAGCAGATATCGCACCACCAGAAGCAGCGGCAATGACTTTAACAGCATTAGATTGTCCTACACGAACTTTGATGTTTGCCATTAGCGAGTAACTCCCTCCCTGACTAATACATTCCCCTCAACCACTGTTTTTTTAGTTGATCCAGCACTTATAACTATGTCATAAACATAACGACCTGCTTTAAGTGTCGCTGTTGTTGACGCATCCATTGATAGAATTATTTGTCCATCAGTTACAGGAGAAGTAATGTCAACGGTAAAATCAGTTTTAGTTGATGCACCAGAATGTTTCCGCATTTGTGCAGCACCGCTATATCCAGTTAAATCAAACGCTGCGTTAGTGCTGGCAGATTCCAATGTAAATGTTTCTGAAAAAGTTGTGCCTGAATTAATTACAATATTCGATACATATACTGCCATCTATTTAACAATACTATATTATTTACTATTTATGACTAAGTTAATCCCCTCCTTCAAATCTTTCAGTGCATCTTTGATATCTTGAATATCACTTTTCATCTGATCAATCTCATTTTTCTTTTTTTCTGATGTTTTTAAACTACGTACATAGTTATCATAAGCAACATCATCACAGTTTACAATTGCACCTGAATTCTCATCACGAAAAAGATTTTTATGTCCTTCAACTTTTATCATCTTACAGCGATTGTTCTGAGATCTTTAATTTTTGGAGGTCGTGCCTGATTTGTACCAGACATCACTATCTTAATTATATAACCAGTAAATTCTGGTAAATTTTCAGCAGTGAATTGATATTCTAAAAATTCACCATCTAAACTAGCAGGAACAAATACATCAGATCTACCATCATTTTTTGTCGAATCAATAACTAAATTACCATTTCCATCTTCAGTGGTGTCAATTAAATTTTTATAACCAGGAAATAGTTCAAATCGTATTTCACCACCATCATCTGGTTTATTTAAAGCATATAACACTCTAATATCAGCAGTTTCATCTCTATAAGCAGAGAATAAGACCTTAAGAGATGTTGCAGGTTTTACCAATTCAACTAAAGTTGACATATAAGTTGCCGCATGTGGGTCATTCGCAATATTATCAACTCTACCATCTATTGCATAGTTCTCTATTCCAATTGGATTGTTGAGACGATGATTTATTAACTCAACAAATGCAGTGTCTGTTCTAAGAATTGGTGATAATGAAGAAGAAGCAGTTTTACTTAATGTAAGATTAACTGTTAATGATTTATTTCTTGGTAGATTGGTTAGATATCTATCTTCATTACCTTTTGAAGCAACAATACGAGGAGTTGTTAATGCATTATACTCATTGATTTGCACTGATTCAAATCCTTGATCAACAAATGATTCCTCAGATCCTCCAACACTTGTACCTGAAATTGATCTTATTGTTGCACTAGATGTTGTATTAGATCCTGGATTTAATAAGTTAAATGTTGGAACTACTGCACCAAACATTATATTTGTAGATGCATGAACATTATCACCACCAACAAATTTTTGTTCATTAAATGATAATTGTGGGACGCTTCCGATACCAGAAGATGCTGAATTGTCAATATTTCTGAGAGATCCACTAGAAGAAGATCTATTAAAAGTTAAATGATATGAATCTAAATCAAATGGATCATTAATACCTCTCTCTATACCGTTTATTCTTCTTAAAGAAACTCCACTAATTTCATATTTTTGTAACTCAACTGTGTTTATCTGTCCGTGAGGTTGTGCAACTGAAGTATCGACTCCTCTTGTAAGAGATTCTAGAGTCTGAGCACCGACAGTTTCATATCCAATAATCTCATCTCCTAACTTAATATATCCAGTGTTTGCAGCACCAACTGGTACTCCTTCAAAGAAAGCAAATTTAGATATCTGCGCAGAACCTACTTCTAATTGTGTGTCTGTTGCAGAAATACTTGCACTCAAATTAACAAGTGGAGTATCAGGTTGAATTCCTTTAATCGTTATTTTATTGCTAGTTGAATACATTCCATGCTCAAAATCTTCAACTTCAAAGTGACTACCATCAAAGGGTGCTCCATTGGCAGTGTAACTAGTTATAGTATGTGTTGCAATACCAATGGTTCCTGAAGTAGCAGATCCATCACGATAATTTAAAGATTGACCAATTGAATTGGTCCAAGAAGCATTTGCACCTTGAATATTTGTTAAGTAAAGTGTATCAGTGCCTTGAATCTCACCTATTCTAATTTCAACACCTCTTCCCTTTTTGCTATTGGATTGTGAGGTTGTAATACCAACAATATCACCCTTTTTGTATCCCTCTCCTGCTCCATCGATTGGTATTGATAATGTGCTTACAGCACCATCTGCTTCTACACTATCAATTTTAACTTTTAATCCACTACCTTGACCTATAATATTATATGTATCAATTTCAGCAGCACCATTTACATAATTTTTACCACCAGTTGCTACACCAACTTGGCTTGGTCTTCCTCCAAGACTCTCAATCACTGCGGTATTATCTTTCTTACCAAATGCGTTTATTTTTCTACCAGGACTTATTATTGATGGAAGAGCAATGCTAGTTGCACCACTAGTAGAAGTAAACGTATCTATTCCAACTCTACCTTTTTTAGGTAAAGTTATTATTGGATTATCTAATAATCTTGGAACCTCAATACTATTTTCGTCTGGTGTTGGATCATCAGGAGTAATGATATCTGGATTATAGAACACAGCAGTTCCTGAATCCACTGTGAAGTCTGCTTTATACAATTTAAACTTCATATCCTGATACTGATTCTCAGTCCAAAGTGAACCATTTTGTGATTTAAATAAAGCACCCATCGCATACTGTGTTGAGTATGTGGTCTGTTCAGCAGTTGGTAAGTTTTGAGTATTGACTGTTGGTTCATTCATTATTGCAGTCCACACTTCATAATCCATACTCTTATCAGAAACTAATACTAAAGCATACTCAGTACCGGGTGGTAACCAAATAGGTTCGGAGAAAGTCACCTTAGTTCCAACTGATGCATCTGATGATGTATTATTTTTAAGTAAAATATCATTTCCGTCTACATCTGTTCCTACTACAGAGTCAGGGAAAAGAACAACAGGTGTACCAATAATCCTTCGAGTTGGTATACCTAATTCAGTAGTTCTCATTTGGAATGTAATTGGTGCTGATTTTTGATCACATTTTGCAAAGAATACTTCAATAGAAGTTAAGAATGCACCATCAATATCATCATTTGTATCAATATCAGAAGGTGCCTCTATGTTTCCACCAACAACAAATGTTTGAGCAAGAGGATCATAAAATTCTGTAGTTATAGTATCAACATTAATTGTTTGAACGTCAAATCCAATATTTGTGCTTAGATTTATAGTATTAACAGTATTTGCTGTAGTAACTTCATTTTGCCATTTTTCAACAGTTCCGTTTGATACGTAATTAATTTCAGCAAATGAAACATCATTACTACCGGGTAAACCAGGATCATTATTCTTATCTGATGATAATTTAAATGTCTTAGTTCCAGTTTCTACTTTGACATTTGGTCCTGGTGGTTTTGCATTTGGATCTCTTAAGAAAAATGTTCCAAGAACATCACCCTGTGAGTCTGAAATAAGCCTAATATTTTTTACATAAGCAACTGCTCCACTTGTCTTTCCAACAAGTTTCATATTCTTTTTAATAAATCCAAAGTAACTTCCCTGTGCCTCCTCTGCCATCGCCTCAGTGTCCACGTTTAGCACAGATGATGTCTGACTATAGATAAGTGGTAGTACCTCTGCTGTGCCTCCTGCAGGGGTCTTTGAGTACGGATTTGATTTATAAGTAGTTCTAGGATCGTCAAACTTACCTCTCTTATGATTTGGTTGAGCAAGTCTAAATCTAACTCTTGTTTTATTTCCAATTGAACCAACTACGGTCTCCCCAATTTGGAATATACCATCTGATCCATCAGCACCACTTGAATTTTTAATTTCAATTAATTTAGGAACCAAGTCAACACCTTTTTTATTATCTAAGAAATGATAATAACGTGTTTTAGGTTTAAGATTCGCTGCAACAAATTCTGTGTTTCTTGATCTCATAAATGAGTCAATATCAGATGAAATCAAAACATTTCGGATTGAAACATCTGTTGTAGTAAATGATGCTCTACTTGTTTCATTTACATCAATTTGTCTATTTCTACCTTCATTAATTCTTGTTGATGTTGATGTTGTTCCTCTTCTAGAACCATCTGCAACTCTTCTATTTCTGTTATTGAAATTAACATCTGTAAAGTTGAAACGACTTAGATCAATATTTTGGTCTAAATCAACCTCATTATTACGAGTTGTTGTTATATTTTTATCTTCCAATTGAACTGTTCTTGTCCAAACATCATTTGTTGGATCTAAAACAAGATTTCCAGTATATACAACTACGTGGAATGGGTTTACATTCTCTACAGTCGTTGCAAATGTTTGTTCTAACCAACCAACTTCATCATATTTTAAAGTTACTGCTCTTCCTGTTTTTTGTAAATTTGAATCAATTAATGGGAAGTTACCAGAATTATTATTTAAATCTGCTGGTGCTAAATCAAGTTTGATTGCATTTCTTGATCTAACTGGAACTAATTCATTATTATTTGGATTTATCTCTGCAGAGGTAAATGCTTTATTCATAAAATTAGTTGTAGAAAAATCATCTACGAAGAAACCAGACTTAAATCTATTTCTACCCTCTGCATCTTGTATCTGAAGTGTTTTTGTATCTAATTCAAGTAGTGTTAAAGATGTTGTAGTTTCTAAGGTTTTAACTCTATTTTCAATATTACCAATATCTCTCATCGTATATCTACGATTATCAATCAATTTAAATTTTACATCCTGTGGATTATAAAGATATGCTGGATATGATATCTGAGCAATCTCTAATAAACCTTCACTTTTTTGTGGTGGTTTTGGATATCTTGCAGAAACACCTTTTTCAACTATAAATTCTTCTTTTGTGTTTAAATATAGTTTATCAATTCTAGGAAGATAGTATTCATAATCTAAAGTTGAACCTTCATCAACTTTTAGAAAAGTATTTGTTGTATTATCAAATGATCTTGATTGAAAGTCAAATGGAGATTTATCAGTGCTTGTAAAATCAGTAACTCTTGGTCTGAAATCTAAAGTATCTGATGCTCTAAATGTATTATCAATATCTGGTATATCGGTTGCATATCTTTCATCATCGTAACTTAATACAGTAAATAAATCTCCAGAATCATCAGCAGGAACTGTGTACTTATCGAAGACAACAAGGAGAGGTTTAGTAGGTTCTGGAACTCCTTGATTTCTTACAATACTTGAATAATCATAGAATTCTTTGTTTTGTCCTTTATCAAGTTTATATGAAGTTGTTAAATCTTTTTTAACTCCCAGTGTTATAGTTTCTATTGCTGTTTCAATATTTGACTCATCAAAAGTCACTAATTCTCCCTTGGTAAATATCTCATCATTTAAGTAAATAACTTCTAAACTATTAGGATCTCCATCTGCATTTGTAGAAATAACTCTTGCAATCGCTTCAGAATCAGAACCTATTATATTTTCACCAACTACACAATTTATAGAAATTCCTACTGAAGCACTAAATTTCAATTTATCTAATGTAGGAGTTGCTCCATCTACTGATTCAAATACTGCAATTAATTTAGCAACATCTGGAACATTTAAAGATATTCTCTCATCTTGAACTCTTAAACCAAAGAATTTGTTGAACAGTAATCCATCAGCAACTTCTGCTGTACCATCTCCAAGTGCTGTTGTAACTCCTGAAGTTGCATTTTTTGATTTATTAACAATTAATTTTTGACTACGATTATATGTTTTTAATTTACTCTGAATAAAGTTTTTCTGAACAGTTGTATTTACAACAATTCCAGAACCATGATTAGATAATCCTGAAATTGTTATTTGATTTCCTGCTAATGTAAATGTATCATTATCAATTTTTCCAATAGATAAATCACCAGCACCTTTAGCAAAAGCATCGGGGTAATGAATCGAATATCTTTCCTCATCAAATGGTGCCCATGCTGCACTTGTAATACCTGATAATTGAGATGTGTTTATGACTAGATCATTACCGGTAACTTGTTCACCAGTAAGTTGTTCGTTAATTAATATATTAGATCTATCTAAACTTAATGAAGAAATATTTTGATCTGGAAGTGGTGCAAGAAGACCAGTATCGTTTGTGCGAATTACTGGTACTCCCAAAAATGCCTTAAATATTCTTCTAGGAGTTCCTGTTGGTAATACACCAGTAAATACATTAGTGACTCCAGTTCCAACTGCAGTTGCTGCTACAGTGGCATTTTTACCTGTATCAGAAACAGAATCTATTCTGTTGTAAACCTGCTCATCATATTCAGGATTATCATATATGAGTATGTCATGACTTTTCAAACCAAGAAAACCACCATCTACAGCGTTAGTTGCAGTTGCAATACCTGAATTACTCAAGATTATATCGGAAACATTATTAGGTAGAGGTGCCTTTTGAAGAACAGTTCTACCAAAGAAAGTTGGAAAGTCGGTGACACCTTCCTGTTTAACAGATTTAATGTCGTTTATACTAAATGTGATAACAGTTCCAATACCTACCGGAAAATCAACACCATTAACTTCTAATGCTTCACCTCTTATAAATTTACCTGATGTTTGAGTTAGTTTTAATGTACTAAAGGAAGTGGGTGCTTCTGCAGAAAATCCAACAGCACCACTACTTTTACCAACAATAAATGATGATACTGGAATATCATTGGGTGTAATATCTCTATTTAAAATTAAATCTATTCTTGTTTGGATATCATATAAATGCAAATCCCATTTAGTTGTATCATTTTCATATGCAGCATCTTTCAAATTAAATCCATATGCTCTTGCACTACCAATATTTTCATTGGCCGATTGAGTTGTGTTTCCTTTATAGAGTTCTACGATCTCACCATTTGCAGGAACTCCAAGTACATCAAAAATTGTTAATGTATTTGGTGCTTTAAATGGCACAGTAACATTTTTTATTTCCTCAGTGTCTCTTGGTTTTTCAACATCAACTATAGATGTATAAGGTTTATCTACCTGATATCCTCTGACATATGCTTTTCCTGATGATAATTTAATTACTGCTAAATCATCAGATGGAGTATTTCCTTGATCTGTTTTTTGATCATCAAAGAAGATACCATTACTACCTAATTTATCATTTAATGAATTATGTAATGATGGAATAAATGCTTTTGTAGTATAATTTCCTGACTCATCATATGTTCTTTCTGCAATGTAGTCTTTTATTAAATTATATCTTGTTTTTGTTTGTATTTTCTTTAATTTACCACCGTCAACACGAAGTAATTCTACAAAATCAGTATCATCAACATCTGTAATTAATTTTTTAGTTAAAGATAATGTTATTTTTAACCTATCTGCACCTGGCGCAGCAAAATTGGTGAATCCCTTTGCATTATCATATAATGATGAGTCATCCTTTGCGCCAATGAAAGACTCAGTTATCTTTAATCCAACTCTATAGGATGGAGTATTAGTGTAGTAATCTAATATTAATGTTTGTTGTGATACATTTACAAAGTAACCTCTGATAAAATAAACACCTTTACCGATTGAAGCAGCAGATCCAATAGATGTTGCATTCTCATTTATTAATCCTGCAAAATCAGTGTTTGCTTGAATTGTAGTATTACCATAAGTTATATTTTCATCACATGAAAGTGCCTCTCCATCTATAAATGAACTTGTTTCAAAATTATCATCACCATCAATATACTTAACAAAAATAGTAATATCATCTATTGGATCAGTTGAAGGAAGTGCTACTTTTTCAACTGTTGCACTCACATTGGATATTTTCCCTGTTATTGTCTTTCCTATTAGATTATTAATATAAATTGAAATATCTATTCCAAAATTTGTTGGATTTAACTTAACTGCATGATATCTACTATCATAAACTAAATTACCTGGTATAACTACTGATCCATTTTTAAATAAATGACTACCAAAATCTTCAAGTTGATTTTGTAATATTGATTGAGAAGTTGTTAATTCTCTTGCCTGAACCGGAAATCCTGGATTAAATAATACCTTATAAAAATTATTATCTGAATCGAAGTCATCGAAG